ACGGATAGTCTTTTCATAATCAAAAAACTTCTCATCAACTTCAAAGCAGACCGAGATAACATCTCGTAGCGTTGAAGCAAAAATAGCCTGAGCAGACTTGACCTGTGTGTCAAAGCCTCCCATAAGTGCCTGCACACCTTGTCCCGTGATGATGCTGGCATCAATATTTCCAGTACGTCCCTCTGGATAACGTGTTCCTGTACGTAGTTCCTGCTGTAGCAACGCTTGCTCAGTGAATGCTCCAGGTGGAATGTTAAGGTCAACACGGCGTACACCTGCAGGGTTAGCGGTGCGGATAACAGCATCGCCACCCATTTCAAGTTCATTGACATCTGATGGCAGAACAATTGGAGCCTGTACGGATTTTTCCGCTGCTTCCATCGCAAGTAATGCGAACCTGTTGCGAAGCAACTGAATACCGAGCACGTCATCAAACTGACCACGCATCTCACCATCAATAGAAGGTCTCTTAGCAACAACAACCATCATCTTGTTAATTGGATTCTTGGCGTGCGATAGCACGAGGTTGTTGCGCTCAGGGACATATAACACAGATTGCTTCTCGTCATAATAACGAACAATCTCAATCTGTGAGTTCATATCTGACTTGTACATTTCTTTGCCAAGAAGGATATGTGCGTACTCAGGGAACTGTGAGGCGACTTCGCCTACAGCCATATAGTAACGCTTTGCAAAGGCAATGCAGCGCCCATAGCGGTCAAACTCTGGGTAAGCGCCCACTGGGTTTTCTATGCGGATACGCGGCAGCCCTGCTTCTTCGTCCAACTCAATTATGAATGGAACGAAACCAAATGTGATGTACATATCGGCGCCCGTGTACATCTGTACTTGTAAATCAGAATGAGCAAAATAATTGGTAGCAATACGAGTACGGGTATCAGCGAACTTACGAGCGCGGTCATTAGCCTGATTCGCCGCCGAACAGTTGACCGACGGTAGAGGCGCCATAACCTCTGACAAGTCACGTGCAACAATGTCAATAAAATTTGCAACGACATTTGCGTCTACGCCTTCAGGAAAGAAATCTGGATATACAGTTGCAATCTGACCTTTACGGACAGCAAGGACGTCTTGCTGGCGTGCATCACGCTCGGCAGCACGTTCACGTAGATTCTCTACGCGTGCTGAGATTTGCTCTATTGATAGCATCTATTTCCTATCCGTATGTTTGTTGCCATTGCTCGGCAATCATTTCATCTAGATTTACTGAATAACGTTTTTGTGATTGTGCTCTAGTTGCCCAACGATTGTGGGCATACCTTTGTACTGCAGAGTTTTGTTGCATAAACTCACGACAACGTAGGACACCAAACCATAACGCCATCACGCAGTCGGTCTTACCTCTGGTGTCAGGTTTCCAGGTTATGAGTTGTTGTACTAAAGCCTTAAGTCCTTCAGAACCTTCAGTGCTAGGGAGTTCAATGATGTTGTTCTTTTGGTGCTTCCCATTGTTGACAGTTCCAAAGAGCGTAGACATTCCTGCGACGCCGAAGTTTGTGTCCCATTTGTTTTTTCCAGTGAAGTGAGCATTGAGGCGAACACCATAACTTGCCAGCCATTGTTGTAAGTCGGAGTCAAGGGCATAGGCTTTTTGGTGTGCGTTGATTTCAACTCGGAGTTCCTGCGGCTTATACCTTTGAACAAACTCTTCAATTGCCTGCCTAATCTTCTGTGGTGTTGGTTCTGCCATATCCAGACAGTCCAATACATAAATCTTTCCATCGTGCCTGTTGTAGGTCATAGCAACAAAGGCAGCACGTCCAGCACCCATAGCAGGGTCAAAGCCAACTACTGTATAGCCCTCAACCTGATTAGGATGTCCTGCAGCGCCTGGTCTTAGCGGACCCTTCTTACGCATACCGTTCAGGGAACCCTGTACCAGTTCTGCTGGGAAGATAGAATCTTCTGTTACGTCTTCTTGCTGGTAGACCAGCGCCCACGTAGATGGAGTAACCTCTCCTCTACGTCGGGCGAGTGTTGGACCATCCCATTTAGGATATAGCCCTTGCTCGTCGGGTGTATCTTCATCGCCGTCCCACGGGACATCTGACTTAGCCCAGAGTGTTTCCCAGTCTTTTGGTTTATCTGCATAGCGTAGAACTGCTGGCATACCCATATAGGTAAAGGGGCTTTTGCCCCCAGACCAATGTTTCGGGTCACGGAGTTCTTTATAAAAATCTGTCGGGGCAATACGGGTTCCTACAACCAGCAACTTGCCATTCTTACCCAGACGGGTAATAACTTCTTTTTGCAGCCAGTTAATCTGCTTCTCATATTCGTGGGCATTGGCTGTAGTAATACAGTCATCCAGAATGATGAGGTCGGCACGGGCACCGTAAATCTGACCCCCCATACCGAGCGCCTGAATAGTCGGGTCTTTCTCGGATGAATTACGGGCATCGCTACCCAAGTAGACGGTGTCAACACGCCAGGTATCAGAGTCTTCTTTCCATCCCCCTTCTGGTCCAAAAGTTGTTTGCAACTTTAACCAGCGCGGGTGGCTTAACCTTTGTTTGATTGCGTACACGAACTCACGTGCTTTGACTAACGTCTTAGAAACTACGATGATTCTAACGTTGGGGTTTAGCGCAATGCGATAGGTAGAGTAATTCACCGTGATAACGGTGGACTTAGCGTGCTCAGGTGGCACGTTTACCAGGAGGCGGTGTTTATCGCCAGCCTCGTAAATCATATTGGGATGCAGCCAGGACGGGTCCCTACCCTCTAGCAGGTCAATCCAGTCCTGATGGTGAGGGAATACCCTCTGGTCTAAAAACATCTCTGAAAATTGGGGGAAGGAAATATCCTCCCTAGCCACACCTAGGGCTTTCAGGGAACGCTCTTTGGCGTTCTCCTTTGCCTCGGCTAGGTCAGCGGCAAACTGCTTATCCCGCATCATCCAGATGCGGACGGTATCGGGCTTTTTGCCCAGATTCTCCATAGCCTTGTGGACAGACATACCCTCAGATACAAGGGCTAAAACTTTAGCCTTGGCTTCCGCCATAGCCTTTGTCCTAGGGTTATTATCCTTCTGAAAAGTCACAGACCTGTCCCATCTACATACAGTACTGATAGTCAGTACAGCCAGTTAGTAACAGATAGTAGATACAGTCTGTAACGCAAGCCCTCAAGGCTTGCTACTATCAGTGGGCACTTTGTGCCCCTATATAGTATTAATCCGTTCAAACAGCCATTCCGAACGGTTTATAACAAAACTGTTACCTAAATCACAGAACTAACTATACCAAAATAGGACATAGTAGGACAGTGCAGGGGCATAGGGTTTGTACGGGAAAATCTTTTTTGGTGTGTACTATATAACTCTCAGCCAGTATTAAACAGTCTAGGGTCTTACGAGACCCTGCGACTGTTTGCTGATAGCGTGGACAGTGCTGTTTAGAGAGCGCTGTATGGGCTACCTATCTGGCTGACCTATCTGGTGCGCTGGCTATACAGTTACGATAGTCTGTATGCTGGCTAATAATCAGCCTTTGACAGCGATGACTGCGGATGATTTCACAGTTCCATCTGGATGGTAATCATCGCCATCGGTCTTAGCCAGACAGCAACTGGTGGCTTGCCCGCCAGTAGCGGAGTTGCTGCTCAACGGAGCAACAGCGCTGAAGCAAGCAGCGACAAAACCGCCATTGCGGAGAGACGCTGATGCGGATTGCCAGCGGTCTATCTGCCAAACCAGTTCGGCGCTCTGAAACTGCTGCCATTTTCTGACCACCTGTTTCACTGTGGGTATGCGCCGTGAGTGGCAAAACGGAGCATAGCAGGGAGCACCCTCCCGTCAACACCACGCCCCGCAAGCGGGCGTGTTTTATGACGGAGGGAACCCGCTTCCCTGCTAAAAGCGCTCCAGCCACTCACAAGAGCGGCGCAAACTCCACAGAGAAAGCAGGTAGAAAATGTCAAAGCACACAGTTTCATTCGCAGACGCCGAACTAGCAGGTTTGGCTATCAAGACCGCTAAGAACGGCAATCCATACGCATCAGGCGTACTGATTCTCCGCAATGAGAACGGCGGTTTTCAATCGTCGCTGCCATTTGTTTGCTTCAGCAAGGCTGTTGGAGCGCTCCGTGCGCTTGAGCAGCAGGAGCACTCCGCTGAACTCACTGGCGAAAGCGGCAAGCCAGAGCGTCCAGTTGCTAGCGTGTCTGGCTGGTTCAAGACCGATAAGCGCGGCGATGCTTGGAGCACCATCTTCAGATTGGAATCTGTAGATGAAATCATAGAGCCCGCAGAAGATTCATCGCTCTAGTATCAAAGGGCTGGTTATTTATAGCCAGCCCTTTTTTACTATCTCCACTAGCCACTTGCCTTAGGGCTATGGCTGAGTAGTTAGCCCATTGTCAGCGCTCTAGAAAGGGACTATATGAATATGGTTGACTTAAAAGATTTACGTGGCTATCCTATGAGAGTCAAGGATTCAGTAAAGTATCTTGAGTTTCTTAGGAGTCTAGACCGCACAGCCCTGCGACGTGGCGACAGGGCTGTGCTTCAGAATAGAATAAAGGAGACTAAATAATGACTGAAGTAATTGTTGTATCTGCTGGTATCTCAGTTCTTACTGAGTGCTATGACTGTATATCTATCTCAGAGTATGGTTATAAATGTAGAGTTTGTGACGAGTCCGATGAGGCAAAGGTAGATGTTCTAGCCTGGAATCATAGGGCTGATGAGCGTCTGGCAGAAGGTGATGTCATTGCCGATTTAGGCGAAGCACCAGTCGCTTCTGATTGGATAGGTAGTCATACCCGTATGGCTGATGGCAGAGTCAGGGATGAGTTTGCCCCTGCTACATATAACTTAGCCGACAGATGTCCATCTACTTATTTTCTAGGTCAGCATTTGTTTGACCTAGATGAGGACGAGCAACGCTCAAAGATTCATATGTTTGAGATTGTTTGTCCTCAGTGCAATCTAGTATATCCAAAGCGTACTGGTTGCCAAGAATGTAAATGACGCGGCGCCCGCCCGACAAGCGAGGCGGGACACCGCTCCAAATATAAATATAAAAAGGAGACTAAGCAATGAATACAGTACAAGTAACAGGTTATATCAAGAACGTTCAGGAGCGAGGCGCTGGTAACTATAAGGTTATCACTGCTAATCTCAGCCAGCGTAATGAAGAAGGCAAGTGTGTCTTTACTATGCCATTGGTATTTACAAATACTGATAGCAAGATTGCGCTATCTAATGTCAATTGGTATGACGGAGTATCACAAGTTGTAACTCTAACTGGTAAGTTGGTTACACGTTTTGACCGTCGTCCAGGTATTGATAATGCTGAACGTCGTGCACCATATACACAGATTGAAGTTGTATCTGTAAACTAATAAATGTAGGCAGGGCTGCTACTACCTGCGGCAGCCCTGCCTCTTACAAAGGAGACTAATATGATGACTATGTTCGCTACAAGACGTTGCCCAGTTTGCTATAAGACTGGAACGGTTATGGTTGATGAGGCAGAGTTGCTTCATTATTTGCGTGGCAATTATATTCAAGACAGTTTCAAGACTATGTCTGTACCACTGCGTGAGCAGATAATTAGTGGAGTACATCCTGATTGCTGGGTATCTATGTTCGGACAAGAACGAGAGGACAGTATCAATGACTAGCAAATATATAGAGGCTGATTGTCGCAAGTGTGATGCGCCAATTGTTATACCAGTATATGACTGGGAACCTAGCGGTAATAACTTCTGTCAACCTTGCGCTATGAGTTATGTCGGCGCAGTGCCAGATGATTACGAGCCAACAGATAAGCAGATGAATCCACATTACTACTCTGATACAAGTTCATTTACAGAAGGCGGTGTTACCTATGGAGGCAGAACTAACTGAGCAGCAACACTCAACAGGTGAAGATACCTATTGGGTAGTGAATATAAATGTAGGACTAGGTAAGCGCAAGATATTCTCAGAGTACCCAACGCTGGCGCAAGCAATGGCTGATGTAGCAGCGTCACATTGGGATGATGAGATGCACCTTAAAGTAGTAACCCTAAAAGCATACAACAAATACCATACAGGAGACGATAATGCCTAAGAAGAATACAACCGAACAGTCACAGCGTGCCAAAGCCTATGACTGGGCAATGAGAGTGTTATGTAAGCGCCACTATGACGAGTTCAAAGAACTCTATGCCAAAATTCTTAAGGAAGAATTCGGTCTGGACACAGCAGGCGCAGCCCATAAACAAATCAGCAAGTACGTATAGGAGACTGAGATGAGTCTATTAAAAGAACTACAAGACATTAACAAGTGGCTAGATGAAATCATATGGGAGGTAAACAAGTTCAATGAAACCATTGAAGACCTATCAGCCAGATATGCAGACCGCTATTCAGATAGTACAAAGGCATAGAGATACAGCCGACTACTGGGTTAGATACTTCTACAGTAAATCGTGGGAGGAATCAGAGAGCCAGTGGATTACCGTCCGCAATATACTTGACCGTATACTAGAGGAACTAGGAGAGGACAATGAATGAAGTTATCATTCCACACATCTCAACAGGAATCACCTGGCTATACCTCATTGCAATTGGCTATTGCCTATACAGATGGAGTACTAAATGAAGCGCAAGTTAGCAGGGCTATTCAGTTGGGCATTGACTCTATCGTCAGTGCTATTTCCGAGTCAGTCGTATGCAATAGCAGTAGCAGACAGGTTGAAGAACAAGGACGACAACAAGTTGACAATGAACAAGGAGATTCGTTGGACAAAATCCTTGAGCAAATCTTATGCGAAGGCTCTCATCTCAGCGCAATATGAAACGTGGGGAGCATCAGAGTTCCGTGCGTTAGCAAAGTTATGGGGTAAAGAATCTGCGTGGGACCACACAGCAGATAACCCTAAGTCTTCAGCATATGGGATACCACAGTTGCTGAAGTTAAAACCTGGGACGCCCGCCCCCGAACAAATTGCACGGGGGCTGGCTTACATCCAGCATCGGTACGGCAAACCATCAGTTGCTTGGGCTCATTGGCGCAAGCATAAATGGTATTAACAACAACAAACAAAGGAGACAACAATGGCAAGACGCAATCAAGGCATCAATGTCAAAGTTCCTAGAGCCAAGGTAATCAAGGCTCTTGAACAGGCATTGGTTAAGTTAGAAACTAATTATGCAAAGCAAGATGTAGAAGATAAGAAGTATCAACTTGCCCGTGACAAGTGGCAAAAGCAAGTAACTAAATTAGCAACAGCAAAGATTGCTAAAGCAGAAAATGTACGGGTTAATGCTCGCTGGAATGGCTCAGTAAATGTTGACTTTGATTTACCTGCTAATGCTATTAACTTACCTAAAGAACCAGTAAGAACATACGAAACAATGAATGAGTATGCTTACAAGGAAACTAAAGAAGAGATAGAGAACGCTATCCGTGTTCTCAAAATGTGCGATGATGAACTCATTAGCACTGCAACTTACGGCGGCATTACCAAGTATCTATAAAGGAGACAGCACGTGATTATCAAGCACATTGTAGAACTAGAAACAATCATCAATGAAGAGTCGCAAGACTCAACAGCAAAAGTAATTCTATCTATGCCAGAAGATGTACGTAATTCATTCTTCCAGGTATCAGGAACAGAAATGATTGCTGATTTACTTCAGAAAGTAAATGTAAATGAAGGCTGCACTTGGGCAGAACTACGAGTAGCACAACCTAAATAAGGAGACAACAATGACAACCACAGTTGTGGATAGACCACAAGTTGCGCCGAAGAATATGTCGGCGTGGATTAAGTCAGGTGTTGCAGTAACAGCAACATCAGCCAGTGATGTAGCCAGACAAGCAGGTCTTGACTGGTCAGTATCACTACACGAAGTAACAACTACCTATCAGGTTCCAGGACAGGAATTGCCTACGCATATTCCAGTCAAGAATAAGCAGGCAGTTGTCAAGACAACAGCATCAGGTGAGGTAACACCGCTAGGTGTTGTTGGCAATAAGTACAAGCCATTCCAAAACTCGGAAGTATTTTCCGTGCTGGATACTCTGATTGATTCAGGCGATGCTCGCTATGCAGCAGCAGGTGAGTATGATGCTGGCGCAAAGGTATGGATGCTATTGCAGTTGCCTAATGAGATGGAGATTAAAGGCGACCCGCACGCAGCATTCCTGCTAGCCAAGACTACGCACGATGGTAGCGGTTCAGTTCTTATCCGTCCTATCATTGAGCGTTTGTTCTGTAAAAATCAGATTAATAAAATCTTCCGTGCTAAAAACCAGCAGTACACATACACGCTACGTCATACATCTAAGGCAATACTGGATGTCAATGATGTTCGTAATATCTTGGACATTACTTACTCAAGTATCCAAGAATATACTGACCTAGCAAATGTATTAATAGAACGAGAAGTCACTCGCAGTTATGCGCTTGACTATTTCAAGAAGGTCTTCCCACTACCTAGTAAGATAGAGGAAGCACCTCATATTCTGTTATCTCAAGGCGAAAAGAAACAGAAAACAAATGCAGTCATTGCCAGAAACAAAGCCTATGAAATCTTCACTAACAGTGAGACACAGGAGAATATCCGTAACACCCAGTTCGGATTATGGCAAGCAGTTGTTGAGTATGCCGACCACGGCAAACCTAACAAGGCTAAATCGCTAGGCATCAGAACAATATCTGGAGCCAGCGACAACGTAAAACTACGTGCACTAGAACTACTAACAGTATAAGGAGACAACAATGGAATACCTATACACAGCAGAAGATGGCAGTACAGTTAAGTACACAGATGAGATGATTAAGAATGTCATCAAAGATGTTCAGTATTACAAAGACCAAAGACAAGGTTATCTAGACCGCTATCACAAGGCACGTGTGGCAGTCTATGATTTCTTTGCTGCTCGTTATGCCGCAGGTGATGATGAGATTACCTGTACAGTTGATGATGTAAATGAATTGCTTGAGACTATTGGTTGTGAGAAACTCAAGTCTTTGTTTACAGTCAGCGGTACTATCTCGTTTACTATCACAGACATTGAGGCGGACTCAGAGGAGGATGCTCGTGACCAAGTTGAAAGTGAACTACGAGCAGAGTTTGATGGCATCGGTTCTATTGATTGGGATGTAGATATTACTGACACCAGCCATCAGTAATATCAGCAGCCAAGTGTGCTACACTTGGAGTACTGAGCGTGGGCTGGTTTTGATTAGTCTCCTTTCCAGCCCACCTCTTTCTAAAGGAGACAAGGGAATTATATGAGACAAGAAATAGCACGTGACCGTTATGGTCGTCCGCTTGTAGTGCCAAAGACTGGAGGAAAACCAGTCGCTTATACACGGGCTACAACTATTGCTAACAGTCTTGATGACCCATCAGCATTGACCGCTTGGAAAATGCGAATGGCAGCCATTGGTTTAACAGTGCGTAGCGATTTGCTACTAGCAATTAGCGCAGCACAAGAAGACAAGATGGCTATTAACAAGTACATTGAAGACGCAATGGAAGTAGCAGGTGCTAGTCGTGCAGCAACTATTGGCACAGCGTTGCACGCATTTGCAGAGAAACTAGATTTGGGACAGGAACTTGGACCTATTCCAGATGAATGGGCAGGAGACCTCCGAGCCTATGAAGAAGCAACAAAACAACTTAATAATCTTTTCATTGAACAGTTCTGCGTACTAGACAAGTACAAGATTGCTGGTACACCAGACAGGATTGTTGAATATAAAGGTGAAAGATTCATTGCAGATATTAAGACTGGTCGCAT